TCAGGGTCTTGGATAAGTGACGCCGCAGCAACCGTTGGAATTGAGGCAGCGCCAGATGTGCCAGACGCGATAGGCATACGCTGAGGGCTTGGGGCAATCACATTATCATCAAAAATGTTAGCCATTACTGTCTCGCTTGTTTTACTGCTTCAGCATAAGCTGCCAACGCGGTTGCCTGATCTACTTTGTTCAAACACATATACCTATCAACATACTGGTCTATGTACAGCGTCTTAGTTTGCCCATCGCTGTTTTTCCCCTTTATAGAAATTGGGTACTTTCTTGCTAAATCTTCTGTTATCAAGTCTTCTCCAGAAAGCAAGTTTTGCGCTCTATACAAAGCGGCTCTAGTGATTGCTCTCTGGTTAATTAACTTATATTTAAAAGTGAATGGGTCATCATCTGGGTTAATGCTAAAGTTCTTTGCATTTTCCAGCTCAAACTTGGTCACGGCTGCTCCAGACAAGTCCTTCAATATTCTTGAAAATACTTGCTGCGAAGTTTGAACAAGGTCAGTGCGGCGCTGGAGCTTTTGTTGCTGATCTTCGGACAAAAGCTCTGGGTCTACTTTTGCGAGTTTTTTGCCAAAGTACGACTCAAGATCAGTTTTGTAGGTCAGTAGATTTGGATCAAAATCTTGAAGGGCTTTATCCATTAAAGCCAAAGACCCCTGAGATGATAGCACCACATCCTCTAAGCTCTTGCGCGTGCCTTTTTGCAGAGATGTGTATAAGAGACAGTACCAGCCCCAACGCCCTGCGTAAACGTGACCTCTCCAGTTTCTGGGTCAACTTTCAAGCTCATTCCTGAAGGCGGCTTAACGCCACCAATCCTTTTAAGAATTTCTCCGGTATATGGGTCGATCATAGCTAATTGCTCACCACCCCCATCGGCAGGAACCATTCTCAATGTTGGCTGTTCGCCTTTGGTCGCTTTCGCATACGCTGCGGCTGCGTTCAGCGCATCAATACGCGCCTTCTGAGCCGCAGCTTTCTGGGCTGCCATACGGTCTTCAGCATCACCGTAAGCCTGCATAGCACCAGCGCCCATACGCGCTAACACCTGACCTGTTGACACTGGCACCGGACTCCACCCAGACGCGTCGGCACCCTGAATAGCAGCGCCTAAAAGCGCTTGCGTTGTTGGCTGCGCGTACCGCTGACCGAATGTGGTAGCGGCTGGAGCGCCTGCACCTTGCAGCGCCGCTGATGTGTCAACGATAGGCTGTTCAGCCTCTTGCTTCATTAGGGCTTTTTGAAGCGGGGATATATATTTGCCCTGAGCCACATTCGCCAGCATAGGTAAGACGCGAGGCGCTGGCCCGCCAGTACCGCGAGCAAGTTGCGCCGCCTGTGCCTTTTGCAGCCCGCTAAGAGCCATAGGCGGAACAGCACCACTGGGTAGCTGGTAAGGCCTTTGCATATTAGCCGCAGGCACAGGAGCTGCCTGCTGTTGCCCCTGAAGCAAACGTAAGAACGTGTTTATGCCATTACTCATGCCTAAACCCCTAACCTATAAAATCCCAAACGACTTGCCGAGGCCAGCTAGACCGCTAAGGCCGCTGAGGAAGTCGCCTGTCGGGTTGCGGAAATACGGTGTGACTTTGTCGCTGCCAATCGTGCCGCCCTGAACCGTCGCCATATAGTTCGCAAGAGACGATAGCGGTTGAGCCTGCTCAAAGTTAAAGCGGTCGATGTCAGCCTGAAGCTCGGCCTGTGATTGCGCCTCGCGCGCTGCGCCAACGCCCGCAAGCGTCTCAAGGTCAGCCATACCAAATGCGCGAGCCTGTGGAGCCTGCTGGATAGCCGCCTGCTGTGCTTGATACGCGTAAGGCGCTAGCGCCTGCCCAAGAGCCGCCTGCTGGTATCCTGAGCCGTAACGGCCAGCCTTTGAGGCTTGCGCCTGAACCTGCTCGACAACAGGGCGAAACGCCGCTGCCATTAGCGGGTTAGTACCCATCAGGTTTTGCATCACGACGTCTTGGGTTGCGCCTATAAACGGCGATCCGGTTACAGCCTGCTGGCGGATGCCCTGCAACGCCATTTCGCTTTCAGGCGCAAAGCCCACGGTTGTCTGACCGGGGTAGTATGTCGGCTGATCACCGTAAAGCTCTTTTGCCTCAGACAGT